TGATAAATGTCTTTTAGTTTTTTCTTTTAAATATTCACAAGCTTTTCTTAAAGACATATTGTTTTTAAGTATTTCATTTTCAACATATTCTAGTTCTTTTAATTCAGTTTCTATTGCATCTAACAAACCTGTTTCTTGATTAAATGTATACCCAAAATTAATAGTAGACGTTTTTCTTTTAATGGGTTTCATACCAACTGTCTCCTATTTTATATTCGCCTGTTAAAGGACATCTCATGTTGTAATGTTGTCCTGCTTTTTCTATGGCTTCTACGCCTAGTCTTCCTACAAAGTCTGCCTGACTTTGAAGAACTTGTATCTGCCATTCATCATGTATGTTTGCAACAAATTTAGCATCTAAAGTATTTAATCGTATGTGATTATCTAGTATTACTAATCCCTTTTTCATCACGATTGCTCCTCCACCTTGTAATAAGGTGTTGAGTGCAGCATGTTTATGTCTTAGTAATATCTTACGACCATCTAGCCCTTTGAGATATCCCTTTTCTGCAGCTCTATCAACTCGTTCCTTAAGAGTTCTAAGTGCTGGTAGACCAGTAAGAAACCGTTCTCGCAATCGTTTACCATCGTTTCTATTTCCTTTAATGATGCTTCCAATTTTTTCATCTCCTGCCCCGTAAATGAGTGCATAGATGAAAGTTTTTGCCTCATCTCTTGATTTAAGTCCAGCAAATTGTTGGTTAGCTGTGTGAATATCTCCGTTGATAATTTCATTTATATACTCCTCGTCAGCCATATAGTGTGCTAACATTCTTAGTTCTAAACCACTTGCATCTATACCTACAAGCTTATAACCTTCTGGTACTGTCCAACATGAACGACATTCTTTACCATAAGGACTATAGACTGCCGGTACTTGTGCCATGTTAGGATTTCTATGAGCCATACGACCAGTGATAGCACCAGTACTTATAACTGAACCATGTACTCTATTATCTTTTTCAAGAGCTTCTATCCATGAATGGACTTGAGCTAATCTTTTTTGATATAAAAGAAAGTCTGCTATAAGCTTTGCTTCTTTTATGTGAGTAATTTTTTTAAGAGTATTTTCATCTACAATAGCTTGACCTGTTGGTGTAAATTTATTTGGCTTCCAACCAAGCTCTTGTAATCTTTGCCCAATTTGTTTTCTAGAACCTAGATTAAACTCTTGTAATGTCTTTCTCATGAAAGGTTTTCTTTCAAGCGTACCCTCTATTATATCATTGTACTCTTGTTCTGTCAATCCTTGTTTAGAAAGTTCACCATTTTTTTTCAATTTAGGTGTTATCATTTTATCGTCTATCCATATTGGCTGAAATGTTTCGTGTACTTTATCTTCAGTTTCTTTAAGTTTAGATGATAGTTCTGCTGTCAAAAGTATAGCTTCTTTCTCATCAAATAAAAATCCATTTTGTTTTTGTTGTTCAAGAATATGTGTAACTTTATGTTCTAACTTTATACATTCTTTTGAAAAACCAATAGATTCTTTTTTTAAATAATTAAATAATTTATAATTTATTTCAACATCTCTTTCACAATACGATAACATTTCTTTTGTAAAAGCTGACCATTCAGGCGAGTCTTTCTTAGGTAGTCCAAGTTTATAACCCCACTTGGCTATACTATGACCACCCTCTCTTGTAGGATTAAGTAGTCTAGATAGCACAAGTGTATCAACAACTTTATCAGCATGGTACAAATCAATACCAGTAAGTTTTTTAATCACTGGTATATCATATCCCAATATGTTATGACCTATAAGTCTATCTGCTTTTTGCAGAAACTTTACGCCTTCAATTAAAGTATCTTCGTAGAAATGATAGAACTTTCCTAGCTCATCTTGTGCTACAAGACACCAAATAACTGAAGGATTTAATCCGTCTGTTTCTATGTCAAATACTATTTGCATATGTTTCTCCTAAAAAGGTATGACTTCTTCATCAGCAGAGTTTAACATTTCATTGTCTTCATACTCTGAAAGTCTACCTGTTTCTTTATCGTATACTAAAGCACAAGCCATACCTACATCACCTGTATATCTAGATTTAAGTATACGTAGTCTTGTGGTTCTTGATTCTAAATCATCATCTGACTGTTGATTTCTTTCAAGTGCAATCACACAATCAGAAAGTTGTGCAATACTATTAGAGCCACGAAGATGTGATAAGCTTACACTAATACCGTTCTCATGTCCTTTGTTGCCTTCGATTCTACGTAAGTGTGATACAAGTATTATACCTGCACCTGTTTCTTCTACCATGCTACGTAGTCTGTGCATGATATTATCAATAGCACGTCTTTCATCACCTTCAATCATAGAACTTACAAGCATATGTAAGTGGTCTACGATAACCCATTTACAATCACAACCAACAATCAAATATCTAAGCTTTGCAAAGATAGCATCGATATCATTAGCTCCAAAGTGTGCATGAATAAATACTCTATCGTTACCAAAGACTTTATCAAACATGTGTATTAATTTAGACTCTCCATATTCATCACGTACACTATCAATAAATAGTTTGTCACTTGCTTCGATAGAAAGTATACCATCAACTGTACGTTTCCAATCCTCTTCAAGTGCTATGATACCCACGTTATCATCTGTCTGATTGATAAGCCAATGCTCAAGCTCTCTTGTGATACTAGACTTACCGAGTCCTGTTCCACCTGTAAGTGTTACAAGCTCACCTGCTCTAAGACCTAAGAGCTTCTTGTTAAGACCTTCCCAAGGATAAGGTACGCTTTGTTTACGTTCTCTGTTTAAGAAATCATTTTGTTTCTCTGATACCCTGATGATACCACTAGGTGTATAAACCTGTGCATCCCACCAAGCTCTTGTAAAGTCTTGATGTTTGCCTTGCTTTAGCATATCGTTAGGGTCTTTAAAACCGTTAGGCAACGTAACTATTTTTGCTTTCCCGGGCTTGATTATACTCGCAACTTTCTGTGCTGATTCTATACCTGCTTTGTCTTTGTCAAAACATATCACAACATTATCAAAACTTTCAACATACTCAAGGCTTTCTTTTACGTCTTTAACTGCTGAAGCAGCACCACGTTTAATAGATACTACAGCCCACTTAGAGCCTAGTAGCTCATAAGTAGCCATAGCATCACACTCACCTTCAACTATCGTAAGATATTTTCCACCTTCTTTGAATAAGTTTTGTCCAAATAAACCTGAGTCTTGTATTGTTCCTTCAAAAGCAAATCTTTTATCTCTTACATATCTAATTTTTGTAGCACACTGCTCATGATTAATATAAAACGGATAAAGATGTTGAGCTAATTGACCTGCTGAATCATACACAACTTTAACACCGTATTTTTCAGCTGTCTCTTTAGAAATATTTCTATCTGTAAGCTTTGCAAAGATACCTCCATGTGCATTAACACTTGGTTTAGGTGTTGATTGTTGAATATAATTTGTCATGTGTGTTACTTTTCCCTCATAATTTGTATAAAATTTGTCACAACTAAAACATTTTGCAGACCCATCTTCATTTACAGAGACTGCATCTTTACTACCACATTCGTGACAAGGAACGTGATACTTCATAAATTTACTTTGTTCTTGCATATATTTACCCTCGTTTAAAATAAGAAAGCCACCCTGTTTTACGAGAGTGGCTTAGTGTGGAGATATCTATGTCGAGATTATTCTTCAGTAGAAGTTTCCTCATCAACACTTTCTTCTTCAACCTCTACCACAGCTTCAGGACAATCTTTTAAGAGGGTTTCAAGATTGTTTCTGTGTGCCTGACTGGCAAAGTTTAAAGCTTCTAAATGAACTTCCAATGTGCCTACTTTATTGATAGTAATACGAGCATTGTTTTGTATTTTTTCATCTTTAATATTATTTACATCGTAGTTTACGACACCTTCATCATTTTTAATAGTAATAATCATATTAAAATTCCTCACCGTCCCCATAAGGGTCTAACTCAGAACCGTCTTGAGTTTTTAAAGCTACTAAATCTAATACTTGCATGGCTTGAAAGTCCAAACCTTTGAACTTACCATACTTATTATCAGTTTCCCACTCGTTGTATTGAACTTTAACAGTAGAACCATTACCTACAATATCATCCATAGGTTGTTTATTCTTATCAAAAAGTTTAGGTGCATTTCTTACCATGCCATTTGGTCCATTCACTTTTCTTTTAATTGTTAAGGCTCTACCAACAGAGGTTTCACCACCACTATCATCCTTAATGGATAAGTTTTTTACTTTAAAGCCACGAGCCTCAAAGTCATTTGCAACATCATCATTCACTACTAAATCAACTGTATACACAGGTTCAAACGTAGTGTTTGGTGTCGTTACTGAAGCCCAGTAGGCTTTTCCTTCTAATACTGCCATATATAACCTCCTTTTGGTTTTGGCTGTTTAATTGGGTGTATTATACCCTAAGTTGTTATTGATGTCAAGCATTATATCTTCCATTGTATAAATACTTTCATCACAAAGCTTAACATAATACTCATGTTTATTCCACCTAACTTCATAGGCAATTTTATTTTCGTATAATTCTTGATTGTTTTTTAGTATCCAGTTTTCAAACTCTCGGTACTCATCTTTGTTTAATTTTTTATATCCTTCGTACATATTATAGTCTCCACCATGTTGGTTGTTCTCTGTTCTTGTTCCATTGTGCATAATGTTTTTCATGTATAACATAATTTCTATATGCTTTGATAGGGTCATCATCTTTGTACTCATCAGGCATAGCCTGTGCAAGTGGTGTCATATCACCTTGATGTATGTTCTTTGGAAATTCCATTAAAGGTTTAGCTAACTTAGTAATACTTGCATGTTCTTTACCATATC